GCAAACAGCAATTGACGGCGACCCACCGCAGTTGTGCACGCTGCCACACAGATCTTGCGGATCGCGGACGTCTTGGACCCCATCTGGCCGTAAATCGAGTTCGCAACGACCTTATAGGCGAGTTGCAGGCCGTTGTACACCGACTTTTGCGCGTCGTCGATTGTCGAATCTTCCATCTTCTTGCGCGCTTCTTTGCGCTTCTTGAGCATGATCTCGAGCGCCGTCGGAATAAGACCTACCGACAGTGGATTGTCCGCGGTGGGTTGGACGTAGACGCAGGTGCACCTCCCCGTAATCTTGCCGTCGTCATTTTTGAGATCGTAGGTCACTTCGCGGCAGTTAAGAATGCCCTTGACTTTTTCAGGGGCGAGTCCCTCGTAGGACAGCAGGCGTCCCTCGTTGTTGTAGGTTTTCATGCAGACAAAGGTGTCGGGCGAGAGGTTCTCGCCGATCATGGACGACGGGTACAGACTGTTGAAATCCAGAACGGCGATGGGCGTGTCGAGGTACATCCCTATCTTGGGAGAAATCACGATCGCGCCCTCATATCCCGTGTCGCCGTCGTAGGACTGCTGGGTTATCAGAATCTGGTTGCGCTTGGACGCTTCATACGCCACGCGCGAGAAGATCTTGATACCTTGGCCGCGAAGGAAGAGAAATTGCAAGGGAACGAAGCACACATCTGCCATGCCGCGGGCGTTGACGAGCGTGTCCAACTTTGCCATGAGCGTCAGAACGAGGTCGCAGTCCTGGATGCAGTACTTGGCGATCGTGGCGCGGTCGTCGGCAGTTCCCTCGTGCATGCGGAAGAGGTCGTGCGGGTGAATGTCGTCTTTGGTGAACGACCACTCCATCGCGCAGTCTTTCGGAGCTTCAATGTCTTCGTCCAGTGTGATTGTTTTCGCAGTGAGGGCAACGACGCGGAACTTCTTGCCGTCCTTGTAGGGGTTCATCGTGTTTCCTACGAGGTCCAGCTTGATGTAGTTTCCTGCATACAGACCTCGCGTCGTCTTGGTGTGGATGAGAGCGCCCTCCACCTTCACGACCTTGTCGCGCAGAAAGTTCGAGGCGACATTGTCGAGGGTGTACGAATCGAGATTGTGCTCGCGGCGCATGTTGAGCAGCAGATCGATCGTCAGGCGACCCGGGGTGGGGATGTAGTGCACATTGTACTTGCCGCTCGCGAGTTCAAAGGTCTTGTGTTCGAGGGGATCGTCGGGGTTGCGGTTCCAGACCGATCCGCGCGCCAAATTGAGTTTCACGCCGTTCAGAACCGCGCGCGTCATCAAGAACGAGTCGTCGAAACCATAGGTGTTGTAACCGCAAATGACGTCCGGATTCTCTTCGCGAATACACGCTTCGAACCCCTCGATCATATCTGCTTCCGTCGGAAATCCAATGTACTCGCAGTCGTCGGTGGACTTTGCGACAGTTCCCACGACAAACACCTTGCGCTTGACAGACTTGAGCATGTTGTTCGACCAGCGGAAGGTAACGCCGATCTGGATGACGGGGTCACCGATGTTGCCGCCGCACGCCCGCCGCAGTTCGTCTTCCACGACCCCCCAGTTTCCCGTCTCGATCGCCACGTGGTTGGCGCGCACGAACGCTTCCACATTCAGGGGTTTCGAGAGACCTTCGAGTTCAAGGCGTTTGCGGAAGATCATCGCATAAGTCTCGTCCTCGGGCGCGTCTTCGAGATCTTTCTGGATTTTCGAGAGCACAAAGTCCCATGTTTTCTTCGGAACCGGAAACTGACCGCTTTTGGACATGCACTCAATGTCGTATGCTGAAATTTTGAGAGGGATGTCGCGCGTCGGGTCGCTCTTGATGTTGGTGACATGGACGAGGAACGCCTTGAGTTCTGCGTGCTTGAGTTTCCCGGAGGAAATGTAGGAGAGCGGCGAGGCGGGCAGAATCTCGTGGTCGTGGTAGAAGCGCAGCAGCGGCGGCAGGTTCGCCTCGTACACTTTTTTGCACTTTTCCTTGACGAACTTCGACAGGTTTCGGTAATCTTTTATGGAATCCACCTCGACCTTCCAAACATGGGTCGTCTTGTAGTCATTGAACCCCTCGAAGCAGTCATACTTGTGCTGCTCGGTCAGAGTGCACCTGCTCACGACGCCCGCGAGTTTCTTCTGCAGATCCGCGTCGTACCCCACATACAGATAGGGTTTGTACCCCTGTACCCGCAGCAGGATGCACTCCTCGTCCTCGTTGCGCCCGTAGATGTCAATGCAGTACTTTCCAGAGTAGTCATCATGGTCGATCCAATCGCAGGGCTGCATCTTATTCTTCTTCGTATATCTTCAATGCCAGAGACACTTTGAAAATGGACGCGCTTCCGTTTTCGACTAGACGAGAAGAACAATTTGTAGACGGAGGAATAAGAGAGAGAATGACGAGCATGGAACCACAAACCGTCAACCCCACGTCGTGGTTCTACGCCCCGACGCGACCGAAGAACGATACCCAGCATGCCGAGTACGATTTCCGGGACAATGCCGCACAGCAGAGTTACTACATGAACACTGCGCAACCCTCTGGGGGGTGCCAGGACTTTGAACCCAAAGCGTCCTGGGCGTCGCAGTTTGTCACCATGAACTATACGGGCAACTACGGCAACACGGCAGCAGGTGGGTGCGACACGGATCTGTATTCGCGCCTCATGCTCGGAGACGCAGGAACCCAGCGCGTCAAGGGCCACCAGCAGACCTTTGCGCGTCCCTGGGCGACGACGCCCAATCTGGGCGGCGGACCCTCGGCGGCGAACAAGGATACCGAGAGTCAACTTATTCAGAGCGTGCCCGTCCGCACCCCCAAAGAGTGCTCCACGGTCACCGACAAGTTCTTTGCCAACCAGTACGACCCGCAACTACCGAGCGTCCAAGCAGAGATGAAGGACGTCAATAACTTTGTGCAGTCCTGGGCGCGCGGCGGAGACCCCACGCGTCTCCTTTACAAGAATTCCGTTCAGAACTAACTACAATGAAGGTCGCTTTCTTCGCACAATACATGCCAGATCCATGTGGTGCGTTCTTCCACGACATTGCTCTTGCAAAAATCCTGCAGTCCTACGGACACACCGTCCACTTTATCACCGTCAAGCGTGGACACTTTCCCGTCAAAGGAAATTATCGCGGTTTCAACTGGACATACTACACCAATGCAGAACGCGAACTCTTTACAGCAAACATCTGGTGCACCCCTCACTACCCGTTTCTCCCCATCGTTCGCAAACTCAACGGACAGTTTCGAAAACCCCTCATCGTTCACATGCATTTCGGGGAAAATCTAGAGTATATCAACAGTCCCGTGAAATACGAATGGGCCGAGTTTATTTGGATCATTTCGAATCATATTAAGGAACACGCCGAGAAAATGATTACAAATCCGTCTTTTTTCAAAACGATTGAAAGTATCCGACCCGTCATGCTTGAACACGAAATCAAGATGCATGCGAGAGATACTCTTCCGACAGGAGATTGCATAACCATGATTAATGCGAATGCACTGAAGGGACTTCCCCTCTTTCTGGAGTTGGCGAAAAAGTACCCAGAGCGCAAGTTTCTGGCAGTACGGCCCTACTACAACATCATCAAAGTTCCTGAAAACATCCCCAATATTGAATGGATGGATATTCAGGACGATATTCGCGTCGTGCTCGCCAAGACGCGTATTCTTGTCGCGCCGTCCCTCTACGAGAGTTGGGGGCGCGTATCGTTTGAGGCAATGTACAATGGAATCCCAGTGCTGTATTCGAAACCCATGGATCGCGCGAGTCCGTATGCGCGCCCGTCCGGGAGCACAGAGGGAATGCAGGAGTGGATTGGTGAGAGTCAGATGGCATGTGCATACGGTTCGTTCGAAGATTGGACGACTGCTATTGAAGCGCTAGACGATCCTGAAGAGTATGCCCGCTATTCGAAGCAAGCGTACGACCAAACCTACGCCATGAACATTTTCGAAGACGCGCGGGATATGGAGCGCAAGATGGTGGAGTACAGTATTCACTACGCCCCCAAGATTACTGTCAACTCATCTAGCGGCGATCCACGAACATCTTCGGGGTCTGCGTCAGCAACGCCTTCGCAGAGTCTTCACCAGCAGATGGTTGGGGCGAGACAACCTTTCCGCGGAGGTCGTTTTGCGGTGAAGCGCTAAGTATGTCGGAAAACTGCCTCGCCTTCTTGAGATTTTCCCGCACTTCGTCCGTGAGACCATCGTCGATTTTAGGAGCAGGAGGAATGTAGCGCGTTCCGGAAATTACAGGGGGTTTTGATAGAGAGTCGATTGCTGCAATGACATCGTTGCCGTTCTCCTCTAGGGCCTTTTTTGCGATCTCCTCCGACACACCTGTCATGGAAACAACTTGTGCGCTCATTTTTTATAGACTATACATAAACATCGAAAATGAAATTCATCGAGAACCTCTGCCCCCCTGCGTTGTTGTATGCACTCTACGTTGCCATCCAACTGGGCCTTGACGCTGCAGATATGGCATGGGTCACATTCGGAGTCAAGGCGGTCTTTGGATTCGCTACGGTGTTTGTCCTCGACCTGCTGTGCCGCCTGAACCTCGGCATAGTTTCGTGGGTGTTTATCGCCACGCCCTTCGTCATGACGGCGCTCGCGACCTCTATCGCCATGGGTCTTGAGATTGATCGCACGATCTTGAATTCCCTTTAAACGGACGTTTCGTTCAAATCCATAATGAACCAAGTAGTCTATTACGGATTGCGGGCATGGGTGTGGTTGTGCGCTCCCTGCGCCCGAAAGAAGAAGCAAGAGCAGCATGTTCCGAAACTCCCGGACTCACATTGGTCGTACGGAAAAGTGTTTGATATCCAAACTCTGGAGTATTCGAACGGCAGAACCAAGCGCGTCGTGTACCCCGCATCCGCCCAGTCGCACAACAACCGCCACCCCATTGGGTTTGCGCCGCCCTACCCTCCGCCGCCGTGGTTCTTTATTGGGTGCTACGATTCTGCAAAAAGCCTGCAGGATAAGACCTGCGAGATGGACGACTATGTGTATCCGGGAAACACTATAACTCTCGACTTGTTGCAGCACCTGTTCCCCGGAACGCAGCGATGGGTGTATATCCACCCACAAACGTTTGAAGAAACCGATTTTCCTTCCGAGGGTATCGTAATCAAAGACGACGAAGATGAATGAAGTTCTAAATCATCCGAATCACGGCAGTGTTGTCTGGAAATATCTGGATCTAGACAACAGAGTTCAACCGAAAAACTTCCTCGAACATGCAGGACTCCATGCATCGCTCTGGCTGCAACCTATACTCCACTTTCTTTTTTGGATTACCTGGATGCTCGTTCCGCACTGGTACATTTACTTTGGCGGATCCTACGATATCTCCACATTTTCGTTCGTGTTGTATGTCGTCAACACCTTGAATGTGGTCGTCACCTCGATCCGGCGCTGGTTCGAGGTCGTAGAGCACTACAATCTCGGAACAACGATCATGGGGTGGCGTATTGTCACGAACGCAATGGGAACAGAGTATGCGATTCGCTCGAGGGATCCACGCCACCGCCTCTTTCGCTATGCAGCAGGTGCGCGCCTACTGCTTCAAAACCTCCGGTAGGTTTCCCGAAAACATCGACTTGAAACTGTCGACGAGTTCGGCGCCCTGCTTGACCTGCGGACCCAGTGACGACAGAGTTTCCATGAGTTGCTTCTGGGTCTCCATGAGTTCTTTAGTATCGTCGCGCATCTGCAGAACCTGGTCCGGATTCAGTTTCTGGAACGCGTGGAGGATGGTGGTTCCTGCATCCAAATGGTGCTCCTTAGACTCAGAGTCGTTCGGCGATGGCTCGTCGTCGTCCTCGCGTTTCTTCTTATCCTTCTTTGAGGGGTTCTCGTACTTTTCTTTGAGGGTTTCGCCCGAAATGTAAATTACGGCAGCAACCGTTCCTACGCCGATCGTAACTGCTGCCGTCAGGGGCATGCGAACGCCGTACCCAATCACGATCGTAATGAGCAGCAGCCAAACAGCGAGGTACCCGACGTTCCGTTGAACAAGAAACACGACTGCAATTAAAAGCATGGTTGCTGCTACGACCGTATCTACCTTCATCCTTCCTTATTAAACGGGAACAGATTTTCCGCCGACGGGAACGGCGTCCGCGATACCTCCAGCGCCTGATCCGTCAAAAGTGTACCCCGCCCGAGGTTGAACGAGTGCAAGCTTTCCACCGCGGTGACGGCGGCGAGTCTTGCGCCCGTTCTTCTTATTACGCCTGCGCCGGCGTCCACCTGCCAACGTATTGTTTCCTCCGCGATTCGCAACTTCCGCCCCTCCCCCGCACTCCCCGCCCTGAGACTTCCACTCTGCCGCACCCGCGTTCGTACCGCCTGCGTCTCCAAGAATCGACCCTCCGAACCCGTACGATCCTCCGCGGTGCTTGCGACTCTGGCGACCGCCCCGCTTACTTTTGTATCTACTCCCTCCGCTGCATGTTCCGTTCATTTGTATTGCCGCAATATTCTATTCTACAGTACGGGCGTCCATGTACCATCGTCTTCCGGGTTCTTAACGCACTTCAGACGAAAGGACGCGCCCATTGTTCGCAGAGCGCGCGACAATTCCAGGGTCCGAACGCGGAGGTACCCCAGGTCTCCTTCGAGTTTGTAGACGTCCGGAACATCTGTAGTCGTTATCTGATATGTTGTAGTTTCTTCTTTTACAGCTGGCGGAGGAGGAGTCTCTTCCTTGAACAACCCCGTTTCCCCGATGCGATCCGTATAATACTCGTAGCCGCGTATATCTGCCATCCCCTCACTTCTCAACTCGACTGCACGCGACTCAAACCCCGGACACGATGTATACATCACTGGAAGCATGTCCCGCAAGTAGGTCTGTCTCCACGCAAAGGAGGTTCTGTTGAACATCTTTATACCGTTCCACATCCACACATCTGCAATGTACAGATGTGTGGAAGTGTACTCGACGCGCAAAATGCTGTCCTCGAAACAGCGCTCATCCATGACGATTCGAAAAACCTGTGGTTTGGGATCCACGCGCCGAGGAACCCATAACGCCACGGGCGCCGAACTTGCGGGATCCCGCGTCAGGCAGAGCCATCCGGGTATACCCGACCCCTGCGGAACTTTTACGGCGCTCCCGCGAATCGGTTTCGTTGCTTGTCGGGTCATGCGCGCTGAAGGATCCCATCCGTAAAGAGTCTGTAGTCGTTTCATTATTTATTTAACAATACATGTTACGCTTAAGACCGTGCAGGATCGCGCGTCTCGATCGGCGGCGGCAGCGACGGTGGGGGCGCAGGTTTCGTGTTCACAGGCGGGGTGTCGTAGGTCGGCAGTTTGATTTCTGGCGCAGGCGCGAGCGCAGGGGCTTGCGGCGTGTGCTGGACGGATTGCACGACTGGCGGCGGCGGAGGTAGTGTGTTGTACTGAGGCTGCGGCATGTAGACCACGCGCGGTTTCGGAGGTTGGATCACACGAGACACCCAGAAGACGCCAATGTGCAAGACAATGATGACAACTAGAGTTGCCAGCGCAGTATACAGCAGGTTCTCGATCATATTATGTGATTATGAGGTTTACTAGGATCCACTTTAAACACACAATACATCGTCGGGATGTGTGGAATATGGTGCTGCCTCGGTTCTCAGTCTGAATCTTTTCCAGACTGCATCGAGGCCCTACGAAACAGAGGTCCCGAATATTGCACTTTCAAGTCCTATTACGGCGTGTCTCTCGGGTTCACTCGCCTCGCCATCAACGGTCTCGGCGACGGCGGAGAACAACCATTTGTACACGAAGATGGTAGCAAGATCGTGTGCAACGGCGAGATCTACAATCACAATGAACTGCGCCACAAATACGACCTCTCTGCGTCGGGAGACGGAGATTGTGGAATACTACTTGACCTCATCAAGAAAATCGGGTTCGCCAATGCCTGCCGCGAGATTGACGGAGTGTTTGCAATGATCTACGTCGCCCACGACTTTATATTCATCGCGCGCGACCCCTTTGGCGTTCGTCCTCTCTTTCACGCCAGATACGAAGGGTCGCACTTCTGGTCGTCCGAAGTCAAGGGATTTCCTGCAGGCGCCACAAATATTCGCCCCTTTCCGCCGGGAACCTATTCGGTCTATTACCGCACCAACGGAGCGTTTCACGACGCCAAGAGGTTTCACACGACGAGCATCGTAGCCCTCGACGCCTTCAGAAATCCCCGCATATCTCTGTACTGCTTGCGGGAATCACTCATTCGTGCAGTCCAGAAGCGTGTGCTAAACACCGAGCGCCCTGTCGCTGCTCTTCTCAGCGGCGGTCTCGATTCAAGTCTGGTTGCCGCAATCGCCGCGTCCGAACTCCGCCCCCGCGGAGTAAAACTTCGCACATTCAGCATCGGGATGGTCGGTTCGCCCGATTTGAAGTATGCGCGCAAGGTTGCCGACTATATCGGTTCGACGCACACTGACATCGTTGTGGCTCCCGAAGATTTCCGAGAGGCAGTTCCCCATGTGATTCGCGACATTGAGTCCTACGACGTGACAACCGTGCGCGCATCCGTCGGGAACTGGTTGCTGGGAAAATACATTAAAGATCACACAGACTGCAAGGTGGTTCTCAATGGCGACGGCAGCGACGAAATTGGTGGAGGTTACCTCTACATGCGAAAAGCGCCCACCGACGCCCACTTTGACGCCGAAACCTTGCGTCTTCTCTCTGAAATCCACATGTTTGATGTCCTGCGCTCCGAGCGATGCATGGCGGCGCACGGTCTCGAAGCGCGCACCCCGTTCCTCGACAAACAGGTCGTGCAAACCTGGCTGTCGATACCTGTGGAACTCCGCACTTCTCGTTCTAACATAGAAAAGGCGATCTTGCGCGAGGCCTTCGATATATGCGAGATGCTTCCCCCCGAAGTTCTGTGGCGCCGCAAGGAAGCGTTCAGCGACGGCGTGAACACGGACGGCGCGACTCATAGATGGTATGAGCGCCCCAACGAAGCGGCGTACTACCGCGAACTGTTCGACCGAGACTATGCGCATGCAGCGAAAGTCATTCCGCACATGTGGATGCCCAAATGGGTCGATACTACAGACCCAAGTGCTACGAGCTACTTGAGTTCAATAAATAGTTGATCGTTTTCTGCCCACATGTGCTTGTTGTATACAGTTATGCTGGAGGTTTGCACCATATCGACATGCGAAAGTTGGTTCGGGAACGGCATTTCTTCCATGACGATGAGTGCGCGGTTTTGGGTGGTAAAATCAAACTCCGGAGAAAACTTGCGGCACGTACGATCCGTCGTGTTTACTTGCAAAATTCCCGACCACACCATCTGCGCCTTATAGTGTGCGATGGGTTTTGGGAGGGCGTACGGGTATGTCGCAAGGCGCGTGACCTGGAAGCGACGAGTCATTGTATAACCATACGCGTTTGACTTAAATTATAGATACATCAGTCCCAGCGTCACTGCAAAGAAGACGGCAGAGTGCAGCAGGATGCCGAACCCCGTCGGCGCGTTGCTTTCGTATACGCGCAGGGGCGTATAGGGTCCCGTCACGCTCGTAATAAGTCCGTCGACGACTCGGAAGGTGATGGGGTTGGCAAGGATGTAAAAGAGCAGGGCCTGGAACGCCGAAATCTGAACCTTTTGCGAGTCTCCAATGTTCGCCATTATTACTTTAAGACCTCGAAGAAAAAGTGTTCTTCGTGTTCTGGATCGTCTCTATCCACTGCGGAATGCGCTGCAGCATGAGACCGATCTCCATTTCGTTGCGCTTGGGCGGCTCCGTCAGATCCAAGGTCTCTGTCACGAAGACCACCGCATCCAGAAGCAGAGGCAGTTTGGACTTTGAGTTAGAAGGGTCCCATCGCAAGCAGTAAAGTCGCATGAGCGCTTCCACGTGCGGCGTCTCTGCTTTTGACATGACCACTTCCCAGAACATCCACACGATGTTTCGTGCATACTTTTTTTCGATGCGGTCCAGAAACCGCTCGCCGCACGCCACTGCCTGCTTCGACTGCTTCTTTTGCACCGAGGCGTACTTCAAAATCCACGCCATCCAGTAGAGCGCGCGTGAGGTGTCCTTCGTCTGAATCGCAAAGCAAAATTCATTAAAGGGCATGGCGAGTTCGTAAGGGTCGTCCGTCTTCGTGTACGCCCGCGCAGTGTTCTGCGAAGTCGCGCGCAGATTTTCCCGTATGACCGTCGTCTGGAAATCGTGCTCGGGTTTGATGGTCGGCAGAGTTATTACTTTCTGCTTCTTGGCAGTGGCGAGGGCGGTCGCGGTCTCGCACACCAGCATGCGCGCGTCCTCCCGATTCCGAATCTCCACCATAGTTGCA